GCTTTCAGTTTTTGTCTCTGATTTACTTTTTGCTTCTTCGCTAGTGCTTGTATTGGTACTAACGTTTTCTTGCACTGTGGCTGATTCTACAGAGTCGTTTTTTTCTGCCACGGCGGTGTTATCCTGAGTAGCAGATGTTGTTTGTTCGTCCATTGATTTGCCCTCCTTTTAGGCATAAAAATAGCAGCCGTTAGGCCGCTTATTTACCTTTAACTTTATTTAACTTTGGATTAGCTTTCTTGGCTGACTTACTAGCATTTCTACTAGCGTTTGCTAAAATTGCACCAGCTTGCTTTTTTGTGTATCCTTCTTTCATAATTTTGCTTTGAACCTTAGCAAAACCAGGATGCTTTGTATTCATTTTACTTTTCCTCCTTATTTATGCACATAAAAAATAACGGCCTGTTAAGCCGTTGCAGATTTAGGACCACGCTCCTTTCTTATTTACCGCAGCCTTTTTTCTTGCTTTGCATAAATAACACCCCCCTTTAAATTTCTGACCATTTAACACTAATTCGATAAGGTATTTTTGCAGTACCGTAATTGGTTAGCACAGCCATAAAATAAGCACCAGGAGGAATAACATCTAACAAATCTTCATCTAAATCTGGTTCTTGCATTTGGGATTCGATAACTTCATAGTACTGATCAACAGCCGCAGACGTATAAGTTATTGCTCCTAAAGTGTTTTGATACCATACTTTCAATACCGGATTATCAGCATAGTTAGGATTTAAATTTCTTGATACCAAAGAAGGTAACGAACAAGTCATGGTTATAGTTCCAGATGCAGTAGCAACCTTTGACATTGTAATAGTCGAACCTGCTACAGCTACATAGGTTCTATCTGGTATTCCTTCGCCTTGAATCGTCATTCCAGCAACTAAATATGTAGTCGGTGAAACACCTGTTACAGATGCACTACCAGATGTAATTGTACCTGTAATAGTAATGTCATGATAATTTTCAGGGTTATAAGTAGTTCCGCCAAGTGCAAATGTTCCGTCTTTAATTATCCTTACCAACAATGTCCCTTGTGAAAAAACAATAGGCCGTAGCCAAACGCTTTTTGTAGCACTCGTATTTTTAACCCAATAATAATACGAAGCCCCGGCAGCAATTCCCGTAGTGTCAGCAAAAGATACTCTATAAGCATTACCATCAACTACAGCGCGCCTAAAAGAATCCATTGTTACCGCCGAACTAACACCGTCTTTAATTTTAAAAAACGAATTATAAAGATTTTTACTTGCTTCACTCAATTTACTTTTCCCCCTTTCTATATTGATTTACTATCTCGCTAGCAATACATTTCTGTAAAATAATATATTCAATTTCTGCTTGATGTCTTAATTTAATCCCTTCTATATCAAGACTATCGCAAGCAAAAACTAAATCAGCCCCAATTACTCTTTTACCCAAGGCAACAAAATCTTGACTATTTCCTTTTACAAATACATTGTTGAATCCAGTTCGTGAAAAAATCCAACTAAAAAAACGTCTGCCTTCTTCTGTAGACATGACGCTTCTTAAATCTTCGAGAAATTTTTCATCAAGTTTCTGTATTGTTAATTCTTTTAGTTTTTGTTCGGTAAGTACTTCACCTATTTGTTTCATTGCGTAAGACCTCCAACAGGACCACCAAGTAACTGAGTTAATGCGTTATCACCAGATGTATCAGCCTGTGAAAGTGTCTTAGCTCCCTGTGCTGCCGACATACCCATTTGTGCAGCATTCATTTGCGCTTGTTGTTGTGCTCTTGCTTGTCTTAACTCTGCAACTTTTTGTTTTGATACTTGCATTGTAGCTGGAGCGCCGTTTAAGGTCATTAAGTTTCTAGCAACATCGTCAAGATCAACGTTATCAAGAACTTCCGGTAATTGTGCAGTGTTAGCAATAGAAATAATATTGGTAACAGAATCTATAATAGGAGTAATTTGATATTGTTGTTGTGCTTGAGACAATACAGAAACATATTTAACTTGAATATTCATGCCGCCATATTGCAACAACACAGGAGGAGGTGGTGGAAAAATATTTTTCCTTACACAAATACTGTCAACTCGGTTAAATAGTTGTTGAAAATATCCAGTTTGCAAGCGATCAAGTAAAGGTCCCATTTGAGACATTTTTTCAGCTGTAAGTTCGATTACTTCTCGGGCCGTTCTTGTTCCTTTTCCTTGATTTATCTCACTAATAAGCTGAAAAACTTCTGTCTTAAAATGTTTCTTTACGCAATCCTCAACAGCTTGACTCATAGTTAACGAAGCTTCTAGATTCATATTCACATTAAACAAAGGCTTAATTGAACCATCTGAACCACCCATTGCATTATAATAGTTAATTGCGGCAGGTAACATGTTTATACCGCCATTCTTCATAATGTCGCTAGGGGCCTGTACAGGTGGTTTAGTCATTAATTCAACGGCGGTATCCATATTACGCCACATTAACTGAGTTTGCTTGGCATCACCTAAAGACCATATTCCAGGGCCATATCCGTAAATATTATTGCCTTTAGTCTGCCAACGTTCAATCATAACAGGGAACTCATTAAATCCACTTTTTCTTAGATATTCTCCCTCTTTTTGTCCTTCCATCCAATAATAATCAGTAAACTTCATTGATAAAGTATCAATTTTACTAGGATCATGATTTTTATTTGGACAAATAAGATGCTTAACATCGTGAATATTGTGGAAGTTTTTGTTTTCATAATCTCGTTCAACCGCAGCAGGAACATTATCCGTTCCAAATTGTTCAATAATTTGATAAGTTGTCATTTGTATGTTTCTAGCAAATGAATTAGGCATGCCTTTTTTATCTAAACCAATCGCAAATTCTCCGCAAGTGAACGTTCTACAGTTAATAACTGTGTCGTCGTCATCTTCTATCAGCATAGCAGCGGTATTAAATACGCCTAATTCTAAATAGAATTGATGATTAGAGGGATAAAAATTAGACCTAGCAAATACATCAAGGACAATCTTTCTTCGCGCTGCAAGCCATTCCAGTACGTCTGGGTCCTGCATTAAGTCGTTATTATCAAGCGAATATTCAACCCACGGCCTAGTAGGAGAAGTAATTCCCCACTGCATACCAGCTGCCAAGATGTTAGCATATTCAATATTCATTGTCCGTAACATTTCATCATCAGGGCGAGTGCCTTTGTTATATTCTTCTCCTTCAAAATAGCCTAGATATGGGTATACAAAGTCTCTGACATCTTTAAACAACGGTTTCCACTTTTCAAACTCGTCAAATAGCTCTTTGTGTTGCCTATTTATGTTACTTAACTCTGATATTTCAGCCATACATTAGCCTCCTAACAGGCTTTTCTTCGTTGTTGGTGTAGATAAATCACCCTGCGAAGACGTTGCGATTGTTGACGCTTGTCCTTTTAATAGTGCAGCTTTCTTTTTAGCATCGTTTGCAGCATTTAGCGCATCGTCTCCTGTTCCTGCAACCGTTGTCGGTGCCGCAGAAACAGTTGTGCTAGACGGTGTTGACTGTGAACTAAGTAATGATTTACCTGTAACAATACTTGACAACCAACTTCCCACCGTTGCCCCTACTCCACACATTGTTAATTCCTCCTTCTTCGTATCGGGTTATATGAAGCGTTTGCGAATTGTCTGTTACCGTTGTTTCTGCCTATCGGATTGTATCCAGCAATAGCAAACTGCTGAATAGTTGGTGTACCAAACCTAGTTTCTTTAGCAGCAACAGGAACAGCAAAAGAAAGAGCCAGCGCATCACCTTTGTTCGGTGAAGGCAGGCCCCTTGTTTTCATATCTTTTTTTGATTCAAGTTGTATTTTACCGTCAGTTCTCGAAATAACTTCTGGTCCAATTAAATCAGCATATAATTGCTTATCGTTTGGTATTGATCCACCTGATTTTAACCAGTCTCTAGTTTCCTTCCACATATAAGCCCTCATGTTTAGACATCCGGGGTCCGGAGATTTACCATTAAACCAAATAGCAAACCAGTTTCTTCCCATGGTCCGGCCAGCACTTATAATTCCCGTTCCATACCCTGCGTCAAGTATTACCGCATCTGCTTCATATTCGTTTTCAAAATTAGCAATGATATTAGCTATTTCAATATCATTGTCGTTTTTAGGCAAAGAAAGCAATATTTTAAAATGCAACCCCTGCCTAAACCCTATTTCTAAATAATCGTCACCCATCCAAGCTGGGTCGCAAGTAATAATTTTAGGAGCAAAATTAAACATTTCTTCCCTTAATTGTACATTCATAGCTTTTTCAACGTCTTCGGTTGAAATAAGTTGATTAAGAGAAGCAGATGGAAATCTGCCAAGCACATGGACTTTAATCCAATCGTTATCAATTCCACGCTCATCAACCCATTGATTAAGTTGTTCTTTATTAGTCATTTTTACTTTTCGACTATCAATCTGTTTTGTTATCCATGAATTTTTATATTTATTAAAACTATCGTAAAATCTACCGTTATTTCTTGTTGGATTTCCAAAACAAAACCAAAATATTTCTGTATTTTTATCAGTTAAAGCACCTTCGATAGCTTCAAAAATTAAATCTGATATTGCGCTTGCTTCATCAAAGGTAATAATTAATCTTTTCCCTGTATTATGTAATCCGGCAATAGCTTCAGGATTATTTTCACTCCATGGTATAGCATCAATTCTCCATGTTTTTTCATGATCTTTATCTGAGCTATATATTGCTGTTGCTGACAAGATGAACATTTCTTTTATCAATAACAATCTATACCATTTTGCAATTTCAGGCCATGTTTTTGTTCTTAACTGATTTTCTGTATTAGCTGTAATTGTTCCCCTTGTATCTTCAAACGTTGATAAAGCCCATAAGTTTAACCAAGCAACCAAACAACTTTTCCCTATACCATTCCCAGAAGCAACAGCAACCTTTAAAGCTATTGATATAGCATTTTCTACTTTCATTCCGTTTAGTAAATGATCTCTTATGGTATTCATAACATCTATTTGCCATTCGTCAGGGCCATCATGATCAGCAAGTTCTCCTTCTCCCCAAGGAAAACAATACATTACCCACTTATATGGGTCCATGGCAAAATTCATTTTAACCATGTCATTTAGATAAGCCTCTAATATGGTTTTTTCTTTTGCCATTTAATCACTCCTTAAAAATAAAAAAAGCCCATTATCGCTCAATTAAGAGTAAATAATGGGCTTCATGAGCCTCTAACTATGTCAAATCGTGATCCATTTTACATTTACCATAAAAGACCAAACACTTATAATAATATTTACATTGACTCGGCGCAATTTTAAATTTTCCATTACATTCCATAAGAGTTAATTTACCATCAATAACTCTAAGTACAGTAACTTTCTTACACTTCTTATCCATAATTCGTATTTCGTTATCACTGTACTCAGCAAGTTTATGACCACATGAACAACGAAGATCGGTCATTTAATATTCACTTCCAATCTGTGCAAAGCTAAGCAGCGCAGGTAAGCTGTAAGAAGCAAGTTTATAGCAGGTATTTCTGTTGTATGGGTAATAATCTATTGTCCATATAGATTTTAATGTAACGGCCATTCTCTTACTTTGATCATTTTTCCATTGATATTCGCAGGGACATTCTTCGTCATATATCCATTCTTCAACAGTGCACATTCCACTTTCTTCTGAAAAATCGTTTATATGCTCTATTCTCATTCCAAAATCATGTCGCGGAAGTGTTAGTCTAGGCATCTATCTTCACCCCGCAAATTATCATTAATCTTTTGATTACAAAAATAACATTTATCCCTTAGTTTGTTTCCGCATTTTAAACAATAATTATGCCACACATAACACTCATTACCACATTTATTACACCTAATTTTTTCGGTTGGTAACATCATACTTTGCTCTTTGTAATCGGGCATTGCACACCTCTCCTTTTATATTATGGTAAACAATAGGTGCAAGATTATGCACCTATTTATAATGCATTCAAACCCTTATACCATATGACTTTAAGGCGCTTTTTTATCGACTCTTGCCCTCTGTAGTAATACTAGACATTTATAAGTCGCTCCACTTTATTCCACCCATTACCTTGATACGGTAATTTTTAAACATTGTCTTTAAAACATTTTGTATCCTTGTTCCTTTACAGAATAACCAAGGATTAACAAAGTATTGCAGCCCTTTGCTGTTTCTGCCTTTATACAAAATATCTTTTTTAACAAGCATATTAATTGTTTCGCTAACCTTTGCCCTACTCATTTTAGACAACTTAACAAGATCATCAAATCCAATACAGTTCCCATTGTCATATTTAATACAACAATCTTCATATCCAATATAAGTTGCTATGGTAAACAAAAAAGCCTTCTCATAAACTGAGAGGCTTTCTAACTGTTTTCTTACTTCTCTTATATTGCCTTTATAAAAATGTTCTATCTTCCAAACCTGTGTATCGCTTAAATACTCTACACTGGATTTTCTTACTATTCTATCACCAGGATTAAATTCATTAACTATTTCTCCTGTTGTTTCATCAATTATATGCAATATCATACCTCCGAAAGTACGCCACACGTACTTTTAAAGGGGTTAAAAGTACGCCACGTGAACTTTAGAAAAGTGACTTCAAACCCTTATACAATAAGGCTTTATGACCATTATTTTGGCAAGTTGTCCCTCTTACTCTATAAAGCCCATTATACACATCTCTTTTTTTGTAATTATTATATATTTTTTTGTGAAACTATTATAATATATAACTTACAATTGATGGAAAAAGATTATAATATTATATATATTTTGCGAGGGTATGTATGCCATGCCAACGCGCCAGAATTCTAGGGGTACGCCCCACCGCCCGGCCTGTTCATCAACGACTATCTGGAACGTAAAACAGCATCACACTTCGCACGCACATCATACGCGCATCACATACGATTAGCACAACTTATCACAACAACTAATATCAATGTCAACTAGTGATAACAATTATTTACCACTAGTTGAGAATCCAGTGTTTCCGCACCTTCGCAGGCTTAACAGTATAAAACTACTGCTCTAATTGAGAAATGTCCACTGTATTTACTACTTTTGCCCTATTTCTGGCAGCTTGAATTGCTTGTGATACATTAACATTGACAGTAGATTCAATCTCCTGCTTATCTCTGTAGCCATAGTTATTCTTAGCAAGAAAGATATGCATTGCAGGATTACGAGCGTTCAATCCATCGGCTATGAGCCAATCAAGGCAACGTTGTTTAGCTTTTTTGACAGCAGCGGAAAACTCTTCTGACCTATTCGCATACTCATTCAATGTTTCATGATTGCAGCCCATATACACAGCTAAATGTTCAATTGTAGGCTTATGATCAGTATTATCACAATCTATAAAGAAATCATCTACCATCTTATCAAACGCAGCAGGGTCAGGATACTTTAACGGTCTTCCACCTTTATTACCAACAGCATACTTATTACCTTTAGGAGCAGCCATATTATTCACCTCTCGTTAATCTCGACGTTTCCATCATTAGTATTAAATATGTCAACAGTCAATCCGTGCTTAGCAGCGAATAAACTTGCATGTGCAATGTCGGGAAATACATGTAAATCACATTCTTTGTCAAGAACACAAAAAAGCGTATCGTTCATATTATTCACCTCTGTAATTTGTTAACTCATTGTTCGTCAACATTTTAATATAAACATCTTTAATACATATATCTAAATACATTTTCCGTAAATAATCGTTTAATTGTTCTAATGCTTCCATGTAAATCACCTTATTTATTAATTGTCTTCCACAGACCATAACTTTCCTTTGCAATTATCGCGTAAATACTTTTCAGCATCTATAATATCTTCAAACTCTCCAACTACAACGCAGTTATCATTTACGTCTAATATATTGCCATTATATACTTTCCACATGATTATCACCTCGCCGGTTATCTTTTTATTGCAGGTACAAACTATAAGGCCCTATCATAAAAGTCTCTTACAAGCTAAATATGAAAGCCATAATTAGCATTTATCCTTATTAACATACTTATTTTTACGTATAAACTTGTCATATGATATATAGCATGCACAACAACCGTTTTCATCAATTAGTATCCTATTAGCTGTGCAGCATTCTTTACCTTTGTTCACACAGTCATCTAAAGTACAAACGACAGTCATTGTATCACCTCCTATATTTAAGCATAAAAAAATAAACTCTCTCGACTGTCCGAAAGAGTTTATTTAGTAATATATTGCCTGATATTACTGATACTTTCCTAATATTAGTTTTTTTATCAAGCAATACAAAAAGTGTTACGAGTACATCTTTATTGTATAGTTTATTTGTCAAATTGTCAAGTTTATCTTGTACTGCTAAATCCTAATTGAGCGTTAATTGTAGCTAATGATTTCTTCTTCGTCTTCTCGCTTTTATGCTTGCTTGATCTACTTCCACCGCCTGGCTTTCCTTCTCCTGCTGGAATACATTCTTTACTGTAGTGAGTTGGTGACATATCATTCATAAATGCCGTTATATCATCGTTTGTACTATTTGTTGCCTTTAGTTCAGGCCAAACCTCTATGCCGCACTCAGGACATTTATAATAATCTTGCTTATTATTGTATGTCATAGGTACTCTGCAATCTTGACAATACCACGGTTTCCTAATCAATATTTATTGCCCCCTTATATTTCTCGTAAATCTACAACAGTTTTCAATTGCTCACCTTCTTGTTACATTTGCAGCAACACGCTTCTTTATCGCAGCAGACGTTAACCATTTTACTAGTATAATCATCAATTCTTTTATTTAATTCAAATATAATCTCTTTTTGTGACGAAACAATACTCATTAGGTTTTTTATTTTTTCTTCATTTGTCATAAACGGACTAATCATTTGCTCACCTTCTTCTCAATCTTATCTCTCAATATCTTAGCAACTTTACATTTGCCATTTGCAAAATTATAGTTTATACACATGCCACAATTTTTAGCTTTATCTTTCTTATCTTTGCTTACAAATCGCGCACACATTGATTATCACTCCTCTGCTAAAATTAGTGAGTTGATCGAATAATAAGTTCCTGTTCCGCTTTTGTTCCAATGTACATATGCTGATTTTTTACTTATTCTTAATACTTTTCCTTTGCCATAATCGTGTATAGCATGTATTACTTTACATCCGACATTTATCATGGCTTGTAATAACCTCGCTCAGCATTCTTCCTATGCACTGCTTCTGTCAACTCATCTACAGTCACCTGATTATATCCTCTGCCCTTGAAATACGTCACACACGCCTGCATAACATCGCCATTCTCTAAATCAGCGGCCTCCAAATCACCATTTAGCGCGGCTTCTAAAGCCTCATCTGCCTCACCACGTATATATTTAATCTGGTCAACGGGATTATTGACTATAAACTTCCAACATGGTTCCATTGTGATATTCATGGCTTGTCCTCCAATCTTCTTACGTAACTTAATGTTTCCCCGTTCGACAATATCGCATTTTATACAAGCTATCATAAAACAAATTATCAACATAATTGATACATATATTTGCTGTTCAGCAGGAATTTTAGTTATTAAGAAAATCCCTATAATTGTCAGGACTATAAATATTCCTAAATATGGTTTGCTCATTTTCCATTCTCCAATCTGCCATACATGTTTACACTCACTCACCCTATTCAGCTCCTTTCATTTGCCAATTTTCATATTTCCCTTCATTGCAATCCGCATTTCCTTGATCCAAACAATTTATTTTCCATTCGCAATTATCGCAATTCTTCATAGCCTCAATCTGTTTGCGAAGCGCGTTGTCATTATCGTTTAATATGCTAATTGTCTTGCAAAGTTCGGCGTTTTCTTGTTCTAATTTTAACAATCCTTTATCTATCATATTCTCAACAGGACCTTTGCCATATTCGCTCATGCCTTACCACCCTTCAGTGCAATCTTCCAGCACTTCTCACAATCTAAATGCCTTGCTGGGCATGTACCTGCTTTCCGTAGCCCTAATTCAGTAGGGCAAAATTTCTGTCTTGCTATATAGCCAATCAGCTTTTTAACGGCTTTCTTGCTGTATTTAGGCATTGTTGGCACCTTCATCTGACTCTTCTATAAGTTTGATTGTCCCTTTTCCAGGCAAATGTATTTCCCATCCCATCTCAACTATTCTGTAAGGATTAGCTCTTATTCCATCAGCATGCCCCAAACGATAGCCACGATCAAAAGTAAAGGCTAATACGATTAAAACAATCAAAATACCAAGGACTATTATCAAGGCTATTTCCATTACTCGTCACCATCCTTCGATGCCCCTTGATAAAATTTGCAATCTTTTTGAGTTCTTCCATTACGCCTGCGCCAAGTCGTTTTATCCCGATCGCAAGTAATATCTATTACTCGTCCTAATCCAACAATGGCTTTACCTAAAAGCACGCAGGTTTGGCATTGCTCCCTAACCATAAAGGTGCCTTTTTTGTTAACAAATTTTATCTTCTGTGACTTATATGTTCCTCTGGTGGTCATACGAATTTCAGTCTCTATTACCGATTTATCTTTAATGTCCACAATTACCCCTCCTTTACTTAACTGCTTCGAATCGACTAGCTAACCATTCAAAATCCGCTGGCTTTGGTGATTTATCTGGCCTGTCGTTTTCTTCCGCCTTACACATTGCACACATATAACCATCGTCAACATGCCGTTTAACCTTCTCCAACTGTCCAATTTTCTCTGACAGTTTGCGGCAGTAAGCTAACAGGTCTTCACGCTCAGAATAAACGCTTAACAATGCTTCATTTATATCTGGTGAAAAGTTATCTGCCCCAAATTGGATTTCGAGTGTTTTCCATGAGCTTCTTGATTTATCGGTGATTTCTTTCAGCCGTTCGACTGTCATTTCCCATCAGCCACCTTTAGCAAGTTGCTAGCAATTTCATCAAACTCTTCTGGACTCATTTCCTCTACTTCAAGTAACCCATGAGCATAGTACAGTTTTTTTAAAGCTCCTTGCAATTCTGCAATATACGCTAGCAGGTCGGGAATGTCTTGCCGGGCTGCTGCAATAAATTTTGCTGTATTATTTAGTTTGCTTTTACTAAAATCAGAGCAGTCAAGATCGTCCATCTTGCAAATTTCGCCTTTGTGCGTTATGCTGCAAGACTTTTTCTTTACAGGGCCTTTATATATCGTTATGTCGTAATCTTTGTCAGATACCCAAGGTCCCTCTATGGCCTTATTGCACCGTTCCTCAATCTCGCGTAGCCGTTCGTCTGTCATTCCGCATCACGCCTTTCCTTTTCAAGGCAACTTTCGCACTTCCACTCTTTTAAATGTTGTGGAGACATCATGTCTAGATAATCATCATAACTGACATCTTCACCGTCTATAGTTCCTTCTGTTTGAGTACCACAAATAACACAAGTTCCAGTGATTTGGTAGTGTTCTATGCACAGAGGATATATTTTTTCATCAATTTCGATTTTTGCACTGTTTATGGCGTCTTCAAGAAATTTCTCATCGTCAGTTTTAAAATAAAATTCATCTTCTCCATCTGCTACTTCAGCATCAAGACTTATTATTGTATCAATTCCATCCATCTCGCGCATTGCGGTTAAAAACCTTTTGATTAAATCTTTTTCTTGCTTACTACTAACTATAATTTTCATTCTGCT